CCTCGAAGAGGTCGCCAACCGGGCCGGTGAGGCCATCGGCAAGAAGCTCGACCAGGCCGTCATCTTCGGTGTGCAGAAGCCCGCGTCGTGGACCTCGGCAGCCCTGTACCCGGCTGCGTCCTCAGCATCGCAGACCGTCACCTACACCAGCGGCAACGCCAACACCGCCGACCTCGTCGGTGGCGTCACCCAGGCGGGTCGCGCTGTCGCGGCGGCCGGTTTCCAGCCGGACACCCTGCTGGCGCCGCTCACCTTCCGCTACGACGTGCAGAACGTGCGCGACACCACCGGCGTGCCGGTGTGGAGGGATGAGTCGTTCGCCGGCTACACCACGGTCCTCAACCGCAACGGTGCCTGGACCGGCGCCGGTGTGCAGGCCATCGTCGCGGACTCCAGCCGGATTCGCATCGGTGTCCGGCAGGACATCACGGTCAAGTTCCTCGATCAGGCCACCGTCGGTTCGGTGAACCTGGCCGAGCGGGACATGGTGGCGCTGCGCTTCAAGGCCCGCTACGCCTACGTCCTGGGCCGCTCCGCGACCTCGCTGGGCACCAACAAGACGCCCGTGGCGGCGTTGGTCAACTCGGGCAGCTAGTGGCATTTGCTGCCGCCGCCGACGTGACGGCCGCTCTCGGGCGGTCGCACACGTCGGCGGAGTCCGGGATTGTCTCCAACCTGTTGGAGCAGGCCACCGATCTGGTCGTCGGGTACGGAATCGACCCCGACATCGACCCGGTGCCCGGTGCGGTGAAACGCGTCGTCGCCACGATGGTGGTGGCGGTGTTCACCAAACCCGCCGTCACCGTCGCCGACTACGACGCCTCCGGGTATCGCACAGCGCGGGAGTCCACCGCGGTGCAGATCGGGCCGGAAACCTCCACCACCGAGGGCCCGTGGCTGACCAACGCGTTGAAGATGCGCCTGAAGCCGTACCGCCGGTCGATGTTCCAAGTGGGCATGGCCTCCGAAACGGACTACATCGGCGGCTCGGTCACTGACTTCGACGACTTGTACGGCAGCTAGCCGGTGGTCCAGATCCGGTTCGAGAAAAACGTGGAGGGCTTCCGCGAGTTGCGGTATTCCGACCGCACCCGCGGCATGTTGGAGGGCATCGGGTCGACTGTCGCCGACGCCGCGAACAGCACCCTCCAGTTGAACGGGCCGCGTGATCGAACCGGCTACAAGGTGACCTCGCGGCCGGGCCGCAGAGTCAAACAGGGCCGCTGGCGTGTGTCGGTCACCGCGGTGACACGGCACGCCATCCGCCACAACGCCAAATACAACACCTTGTTGAAGGCGTTAGGTGGGGCGCGGTGACGATCTACAAGACACCGAAGCCGGCCGTCAAAACGGCGATCACCATTTTGCAGCAGGCGTTCGGGGTGTACGCGTTGGTCTCAGCCCGCATGCCCAAACAGCGTCCGCCGCGGTTCGTTCGCGTGACCCGCATCGGCGGCAGCCAAGACGACCCCATCACCGACGTGGCACGCATCCTCGTGGAATGTTTCGGCGTCGATGTGGAAACCGTGGAAAACATGACGGCCACCGCCAGGGCGGCGTTGCGTAACGCCATCTCCACCGATGTCGACGACGTGTGGGTGCGCAACTACGACCAGGAACAAGGGCCGGTGGATTTTCCGCACCCCGAAATTCTTGACATGGAACGGTGGCAGTTCCAAGGCAACCTGTCCCTGTCGACAGCAAGTGTGTCTCACCCAGGCAGCTAACTGAATAACAACAGAACACACAACTGAATACATAACCCAGTCAGGCCCGTCCCGGACGCCTGAAAGGGGCAAACTGTCATGCCAGATTCATCCATCATCTGGGCGCCTACCCGCCCGGACTCCGGTGGTGTGTTTTTCCGCGCACCGCTGGGCACCACACTTCCCACCAACGCCACCGCACCGCTGAACGCCCTGTTCGTCGATCACGGCTGGGTCGGTGAAGAGGGCATCACCGTCACCACCGAGCGCGACATCACCAAGCACTACGCGTTCGGCAGCGATTTGGTCAAGACCACCCAGGGCCAATTCGCGGAGTCGCTGCAACTGTCGCTGCTCGAAACCGATCCCGATGTGCTGGAAACCGTGTTCGGTCCCGGCATCACGTTGGGTGTCGACGGCGCCGGCAACCGGACCATCCGGGTGGAACACCGGTCCAAGCAGATGCCCCGCTCGGCGTTCGTCGTGCACACCGTCGACGGGAACAAGACCCGCCGCCTGGTCATCCAGGAAGGTGCTGTGGTCGAGGTTGGCGACATCACCTACGTGCACAACGACCTGTTGCGTTACACGATCACCGTGGACTGCTACAAGCCGTCCTCCGGCAACGCCGAAGCGGTCATCGAGTACATCCACGACGCCGGCAAGTCCGCGGGCTCGTAACCCAAACCCTCCGGTGGGTGGTGTCTTGGGACGGGCCTGCCACCCACCGGAGCTTCACCCTGCACGCCCGTCATCCTGCTGAGGAGTGCCCGTGTACAAGCCGATGAAACCCAAGCCGGCCAAACCGGTCAAGGTCGCACCGAAACCGAAACCGAAAACCAAGTAAAGGAAGGCCCGTCCCATGCCTAAACCCATCATCGGCGCGAACCGCCGCGCCGCCCGCATCGAAATTGTGCTCCCCGTCGACTCCAACGGCGACTACGCATTCGACGAAAACGGCGACCCGGTTAAAGGCCGCACCCCGGTGGAGTTCACCGTTCCCCGCTTCGACTGCATGACGCGCGAGGAGTTCACAGAACTCAACGCCGCCCTAGCCGCCCTCGGAGACAAGACCGACGACGACGCCAACCCGCATGATCGAAGCCTCCAGGTCGTGTTGGCGATGCTCAAACCGTTCATCACCGCCGAGCAGCTCGGCGTGGTCGAAGGGTTGCACCTGTTCGAGTTGGAGCAGATCGCCGAGAGGATTCAGGAAGGCTCCACCATCACGGTGGGGGAATTGGTGGCCTCGACAAGCTCCTGACCGAGCATGGCGGGGCCATCAACTTTGATTTGATGACCAAAACGGGGTATCGGCTCACCGACATCGGCCCCGATTTCACCTGGTGCGACCTGCGGGACTTCATCACCCATCTTCCGCCGTCGAAAGAGTCGGCGTTCTTCCGGTCCCAGCATCCCCAATCGTGGTGGTGGACACCGGAAATTGATTTCCTGGGCGCGGTTCTCACTGCGCTTCAGTGGGGCAATTGGCAGCGCGGTGGCGGCAAGGGCGACAAACCGAAACCGGTGAAACGGCCCGTCGACAAGCCCCGCATCGCCGCCGGGGCAGTGCCCACATCGTCAGCAGAACTCACAGCCCGCAAAAAGGCGTTGATCGAAAGGACAACTGGTGGCAACTGAACTCGGCACCGCCTATGTGTCCATCGTGGCCGAAACCGCCAAACTTGAAGCGGGTATTAAAAAGGCTTTGCAGGGCGGCGCCAGATCAGCCGACGGCGTGGGCAGAGAAATCGGCACCAGGATTTCTTCTCAAGCGTCCAGTTCATTAAGCACCGGGATGCGTTCGGTGGGTGCTGTCGGTGCCAAGGCCCTCGGCGGGGCCATGCTTCTGGGTGTTGGTGCCGCCGCAGCAGGCGTCAGCGCAGCGTTCGGCGCAGCGTTGACAAAAGGGTTTGATCGGCTCAAAAGCATCGACGACGCCAAGTTCAAGCTAAAAGCTCTCGGTCACACGGCCGAAGATATTAAAGCCGTCATGGATTCGGCGTTAACGGCAGTAAAGGACACCTCGTTCGGTTTAGGGGACGCAGCAAACATTGCAGCGTCGGCAATCGCCGCAGGCGTCAAACCAGGCCAAGAGCTCACCAAGTATCTGAGCCTGACAGCAGACACCGCCGCTGTTGCCAACACCAACCTGTCCGATATGGGCATGATCCTCAACCAGGTCCGCACCATTGGGGTCGCCTACAACGACAGCCTCCAACAACTCGCCGGCCGCGGAATCCCCATCTACCAGTACTTGGCTGAAGAAGCCGGTGTTGCAGCCAGCCAAATAGTCAAATTCGCCGCCGACGGCCAAATTTCCGCACAAATGCTCGAAGCGGCCATTCAAAAAAACATCGGCGGCGCCGCCAAGACC